AGTGCTATTTGTCTTCCTGACAAACACATTGTCAAGATGCCGCTTGAGTGCTGCCAGATGCTTAGCATTATTGCTTCTCCCTGGTATCATAATTATGGGACTCTTCCCAAACAAGACGGCACTCCCTATAAGACAGAAAAAGGAGCATTCCGCAACCACCCTTGCACTAAATGGGCGGCGGAGACGGTAGATAATGCTTACTGGCTCATCAAATGGGGGCTAAATCTGTGTGATGAATATTTTTTGCGCTACGATAAAACTCATAGTTGCTATAAAACTCTTGTTGATGCATATTATCTTTTTCCCAAAGGTAAAATTACTGATGTAACTCCATTCGCAAGGGCTATGCCAGAAGAATATAAATTTGATACGAGTATTTCTACTTTTGATGCATACAAAATGTACATTGCATCCAAACCTTGGGTGAAAGACAACTATCTTCGTATGCCACAACGCAAACCAGAATGGGTATGAAACTAATTAGTGAAAAAGATTCTCGGTATTTTACTGAGACATCAAAAGAACCTTATACTCGCCACAGATATAAGGTTGTAGATAGTAGTGGCGATTTTGTAATTATTGACAACTGGGAGGATACTCAGTTATTGTGGTGGAATACACCAGCACAGTTCTTGTCGCATATTGAGGTTCTAGATAATGAGTGATTTTATTTGGGTTGAGAAATACCGTCCCAAGACTATTGAAGATTGTATTCTTCCAGAAGCAACTAAAAAAACCTTTCAGGAGTTTCTAAATAAGGGCGAAATCCCCAATATGCTTTTGGCAGGTCCTCCTGGTATCGGTAAGACCACAGTAGCTAAGGCACTTTGTAATCAACTTGGAGTAGATGTTTATGTCATCAATGGATCCGACGAGGGTAGATTCCTCGATACTGTCCGAAACAATGCGAAAAACTTCGCTTCGACCGTCTCACTTACGGCAACTGCTAAACACAAAGTCATCATCATTGATGAGGCAGATAACACGTCCAATGATGTTCAACTCTGCCTACGGGCGTTTATTGAGGAGTTTGCTGGTAATTGCCGATTCATCTTCACCTGTAACTACAAAAACAAAATTCTCGAACCTCTTCACTCCCGATGCGCCGTCATTGACTTCTCCATCAAAGGTAAGGAGCGTCAAGAGATTGCCGCGCAATTCTTTAAACGTCTCCAACAAATCTTGGGTTCAGAAAGCGTTGAATATGATAACAAGGTCCTGGTAGAACTTGTTAATAAGCACTTTCCTGATTGGCGGCGAGTTCTGAATGAGTGTCAGCGTTACTCTGTCAGTGGAAAGATTGATGCTGGTATTCTTGCAACGTTCTCTGATGTAGCTGTCAATGACCTTCTTAAAAACCTTAAGGAAAAGAACTTCCCCGAAGTTCGGAAGTGGGTGGTATCTAATTTGGATAATGATACTACTGTACTTATGCGTCGTATTTACGATGCTCTTTATTCATCCCTTGAAAACAATAGCATTCCTGCTGCTGTGCTTGTGCTTGCTAAGTATCAGTATCAGGCGGCATTTGTAGCAGACCAAGAGATTAATATGTTGGCCTGCCTTACTGAATTGATGGTTGAATGTGAGTTTAAGTGACTGAAATAAAGTATACCGGAAAGAAGTGGGCCCACTATGAAGTAAATCATAAATTTACTTTGGGTCTCGCTGCAATTCTATTATACTGGTTAGTCATTTTGGGTATGGTAGTCAATGCCTATTTTTATTTTAATCATATGAACTCTTGTGATGGAAAAACTACATCAGTTATTTGCCGTTCCTCTGTATGAAACTCAATTTTCAGTTAAGGCATCTGTTCTGGAATTTGTGAAGTCTCAGGAATATGTAAGGTATGCATATTCCTATATGAGTGAAGGTAATGTTCTTGCCTGTGATGAAATGAAAGAAGTGCGCGACTTTATTACATCACAAGTTGAACACTACTTTTATAATATCTGTGGAATGGACTATGATGTAAAACCAGAACTCACAAGTTCATGGGCCAACATTCATATTCAGAATGATTGGACCTTGCGCCATTCTCATCCTAATTCTATAATTAGTGGAGTATGGTATCTTTCAACATCGGAAGAAACTGGTTCTCTTCTTATTCATCGAGAAGATGGTTTATTTGGAAATCAAATCGATTTTAACCGAAGGGAGAATAACTATCTCAATTCAGAACCAGTTTATCTCAGACCAAATGTTGGAACCCTATACTTGTTTCCATCAACTCTCAAACACAGTGTTGATGCTAACCTAGATACTAATGAAAGAATATCTCTCGCCTTTAACTATATGATGAGAGGTGTTGTAAACTCTTATAATGTGAAGATGAAACTATGAAAAACAAACATCATCAAGTAAAGTCCAGAATGTATTATTACTTCTGGGGCATTTGTACAGTTGCTGTAGTTGCTGGCCAACTTTATGTCGGTACTGGATATCGACTTATGGCACAAAGCATCAATCAATTTTTTCACACGCTTACTGCTGAGATTGAATCCAAATGATTGTCTCGGAAGCAGATGCCACCTGGGCTGCAGATGAGTTTATCAAGTATTTCTCTCAAATGGGAAACATTGAAGACTACCTGCGCTTTGTAAAAAAGGAAGTTATCAAGTCTACAAACACTCTTGCTCCTCTTCACGATGAGTTCTTCAATGAAGATATTCACCCAAATGAGATGGAGTTTGATATTAAGTTTGTTGGTGACCGTTTTCAGCAGGCACTTCCACAAGAACACTACAACACTCTTCTCAAAGCAGTTTCTTCTCATAATAATGAGAGCAACATTCCTGGTAGAGAGTTGCGCTGGATGGTGTATGAGAAGAACACCAAGAAGGTGCTTGGATTTATTCGCTTTGGTTCTCCAACGATTAATTCCAAACCAAGAAATGAATGGTTAGGTAAAGCACCAGACCTCTCTATTTTTAATCGTCACGCAGCAATGGGATTCGTGATTGTTCCTTCTCAACCTTTCGGTTACAACTATCTGGGAGGGAAACTACTAGCACTCCTGTGCTGCTCTCACTTCGCCCGTGAGACGCTCAATCGGGTCTTTGAGAAGGACATTGCTTTGTTCGAGACTACATCGCTCTATGGGTCTACTACAGATGCCTCACAGTACGATGGCCTAAAACCCTTTATGCGATACAAGGGTCTGACTGAGAGTAAGTTTTTACCTCTTCTGCACGATGAGGCATTTCATCGCCTTCACGACCGTTTCACAGTGCTGAATAACAATCAACCACTGACGGACAAGAAAGCATCATCCAAGAAGATGAAGAGGCAGACCAAGATGATTTCCATCATCAAGAACTCATTGCAAGACCAGGAGAAACTCTCCACCTTCAATGAAGTAATTGATGCAGCATTCGCTCTGACTCAGAAGAAGAGATTTTATATCTGTGAGTATGGATATTCAAATGTCCGTGAGGTCATTCTGGGAGAGCAAGAAGAACTGATTCGTGGTCCTAACTGGGATAAGTTCTATCTGGAAAACATTATTGCTTGGTGGAAGAAGAAAGCAACTAAGCGTTATGAGAAACTCAAAGAAGAAGGTAGGTTCAGAACAAAGGTCGAACTCTGGACAGATGATGATGACATTCAAATTATTCGCTAATGGAACTGAAAGACTGGTTAAACTCGATCAACTTCACCAAGGAAGACCTGACTGAACACGCAAAAGAATATCCTCCATATATTATCAATCGCTGTCTGTCTGGTCACCTGGACTGCATTATGTTTGCTAACGAAATGAATAAGTATCATTTCCTAGACAAAGATATGCAATATTCCTTTTTCCTAAATACTTTGAGGAAAAAGAAGAGATTCTCTCCCTGGCTTAAAAAAGAAAAGGTCACAGACTTAGAATGTGTCAAAAAATATTATGGGTATGGTAATGAAAAAGCATCTCAAGCTCTGAAAATTCTTACAAAGGAACAAATCAACTTTATTAAACAACGACTTGACATTGGAGGAAACAAATGACTGTAGAACCTACTGTAGAATGGTCTCAGGACAAAATGATTGAAGTGGTTCTTAACGAACCAGATGACTTTTTGAAGGTGCGCGAAACTCTGACACGTATCGGAGTTGCATCACGGAAGGAAAAGAAACTCTATCAGTCTTGCCATATTCTTCATAAACAAGGACGTTACTTTATCGTTCACTTTAAGGAACTGTTTGCTCTGGATGGTAAACACGCGAATCTTACAGTCAATGATGTTCAGCGTCGTAAT